ATGTGTGCCTGCGTGAACGTCAAGATGCGGAGCGTCTGCTCCAGCGACTCGACGCGCAGTGCGTTGGATCCGGAGACAGGCGGGTTCTGGTAGCCGGCACTGAGCGCCTTGCTCAGCTCGTCCACCTCGACTTGCGCGATCTGGCCGAAGCCGTGGTAGCCCTCGTAGTCTTTCATCGAGATCATGGTGCGGCTCCTTCCCTACTTGCAGAGGTCGTTGACGAGGGCTTTGCGCACCTGAACGGGCAGCGCCTCGACGTTGTAGCGATCAGCTTCCCAAGCCAAGATGAGCTTGGAATCAATCTGATTGGTCATGGACTTCTTGAACAGCCACTCGCCGATTTGCTCAGCAGATAGCTCGCTCAGTTCCTGGAGGAAATCTCCGCCAGAACCCGCTGCCATGTTGGCATCGGACTGAGCACCGCTCCAGGGCGGCTGGTTGACTTCACCCTTCGACAGCATCGCCTTGCCGCGTGGCGCAGCTGGAGAGTTGGCGAGCGACTTGACGACATCGACCAGGTCATCCTGGACGGTGTTGCCGATCGCGGAGACCGCCTGAGCCAGCCGTGCATTGAAGCTCTGCTGGCTTGCGATGCTCTTGGCGACACGGTTGTCGATGCGCGCCGCGAGGCGCTCCTCGATCCGCCGCAGCGACTTCGCCATCTGACCCATGGAGAGGCTCAGCTGGTCGACCATTGCCTCGATGAAGTCGGAGACCTCGATGGCCTTCGCCATCGTCTCGTCACCTTCCGCGACTTCGCGGAACGACTTCGACGTGTCGTCATCGTCGTCGTCAGCATCCGACGACTCGTCGTCGTCAGCGTCCGACGACTCATCGTCGCTCGAAGAGGAAGATGCCTTGGCACCCTTCTTCTTGAAGGGAGGGGCGGTGTCCGACTCCGAGAACGCCTTCGAGGTGTTCTCCTTGTCGTCATCGTCGTCATCGCCACCATCGGAGTCGGTGTCGTGAGACTTCTTGGCCTCACCACGCCCCGATGGTGCCTTGTTGGAAAGCGGAGTGCCCTCGGTGGAGAGACCACCCTCGGGATCGGCGTCTTCCAGAGAGTCGCCCTTCTCGATTGCGTCTTCCAACTCGGTGAGCGCCTTGAGAAGTTTGTTCTCTGGGATCTTGGTCTTGGCTTTACCCATGGTGGTTCTCCTCCCTGGACTACGAGTAGTAGCCCTGGATGCCGCCGACCGCCGTGTACAAGAACGCGAACGGCCTGGTGATGACACCGTTCTTGTTCGTGATCGTCACCGTGGCGGTTCCAGCGGGAGCAACCACCAGGACGATCGAGTCGCCGGGGAAGATCTTGGTCTGGAAGTCGAGTGCTCCTGGACCCGCCACATCACTGAACGCGGCGAAGAGGTAGCCGCCGACGCTGAGCCGCTTCGAGTCGAACAAGTTCGACGGCGAGAGGCCAGACGAGATGCCAGAAGGCGACTGCTCCTGGACCGTCTCGGGGATGACGAACGCGGCGTCACCGACCATCACCTTGAACTGGTTGACGTTGGCGAGGTTCGGAATGCTGTTGTTTTGACCCATGGGTTCCTCCTAGCTCCGTTACAAGCCGACCGAGCTGTCGACGATGGCAGTGAAAGATACGTTTCGAGCAACGACGGACAACACGCCCGCGTCGTACACGGAGAACGTGACGGTGCCAAGCTGCGGACCGTAGTCCCAGTATACGGTCGAGTTGGTCGCCACACCCAAGATGCTCGGCGACACGACGAACTTGTTGTGACCGAGCCCCAGATCGATCGAGGCAGCGCCTGTGACCGGGACGATACCTGAGTGGAGATTCGGATCCTGCCCGCTTGCATACGGGCGTGGAGAGAATTGATTCTTGATTGCTGGCATCTCGTCCTCCTCTCAACGACTCATCGCATAGCGGACGATGCGATTGCACGCCGCCTTGCTGAGGTTCTGGTGAATCCTCTGCACACGATCAACTGCCTCATCGAATGAGAGGGTGATGTTGCGCTGATGGATAATGCTGTCCACGTGGTGCCCGCTACGACTTACCCCCACACTCTGCACCAACGCAGAATTTTCTGCTAGGGCCTTGCGCTGAGCATTCTCCACGGTCTTGAGCGGGGCGAAAGCCTTGGTCAGGATGCTCCACATACAGTCGGTGTTCACCGGAGCGTTGGTGATGGCGACGTTGCGGACCTTGGCGCGCACGATCTTGTTGGCACCGTCGCGTTCCAGCACTTTTCCCTCGATGCTGAAGCCGAGGTTTCGTGGAGCGCGTGACTTCTTCAGGGCCTTCGCCAGCTCCCACACCTTGTCTGCTGGCGGGTAGCCGACGAGCAGGTTGCCCTCTGTCCACCACCGACCCTTCTCCAAGCGTGCAGTGCGTGGGTAGCCGAGGACAGCCGAGGTGTCCTGCTTGTGGTTGTCGTTGAAGTAACCGAACGCGACGAACTCGCTGAAGTCGAGACCTCGCGCAACGACGACCTCGTCCTGACGATCGAGGTTCTCCGTCGAGCACCAACCTCCGATCGGGCGTGTCGTCTCGATGTTCTCGCCGGCCTTCTCGATCACTTCGACGCAGGCTGGAGCCCACACGGTGAACTCGTCGTTCTCCAGGAGACGCTCTACGTCCTCACGCATTGGCAGCTCGAATATACACACAGAACGCTGTCACGCCGCTACTCGTAGCAGGTGGAGGGGTCTTTCCACAACAGGCTCGAAGTAGGACTTGTAGTCCGGGAAGTCATGGGGGCTGTCGTGCCCTTTGCTGCACACCTTGAACGGGAGCCGATATGGGTAGTCCACGAAGAAGCGGACGCGCAGGAAGGCATGCTTCAGGTCTTCGGGTTGGAGGTACTCACCGACGGAGGCCCGCAGGTCTTGGAGAGTGAGACCATCCAACTTCTTCCACACGTCACCGAGATCCACGCTCCGTCGGAACAGATACTTGTGGAACACGTTGTGATAGCGCTCGAACGTCCTCCCGAAGGACACCGCGTTGTCCCACGCGACGATGCGGTAGAGCGGGCGATCGTTCTCCGACCTCACCAGGAAGCCGACGTTGTTGGCGTGACGATCACGCACCCCAGCGAGGATGTCGCAAGCCAACAGCTCCTTCCAGTAGTGCTTCGGCACCACCGTGCATGTCTCGGCGAGCATTGCGCCCCAATTCGGATCATCGACGTTCATGAGCTTCGGCTGTAGCTCGTTGAGGTGATGCGCTGGCATGAACAGCTGAGCTGATGCCGTGTAGCCGGGCATGGCCTTCATCGTGAGCACCGTCTCAGGCACGAGATGCTCATAGCCGAACATCTGCGCGACTCGGTAGTAGGCGACCTCGTGCAGCGGATGAACTGATGCAGAGATGCCGCGCTGCCTGTGGTGCCCGCTCGGCAGCTTCGACTTCATGACCTTCACGATCGCCTTCACACCACCTTCGTAGGTGGCGAGCAAGGCTCCGCTCTTGCCGCCAGGAGCCTTCTCCAGCATCTGCGGCTTCTCGTTCACTACGAGGTCAGAAAATTCGCTCACGTCATTCCTCAGAGCACTCGTGATCCGCGAGGGCCTTGTCCAACGACTCTACCGCGATCGACTTCTTCATTCCAACGTACGTCATCTGTCCTCGTGCGTTGAACCCCATCCCTGGTGGGAGAACGCTCAACGGACATCGACAGAATGGGTGGACAGCACCGATGGTGGCCTTCCACTCCGTGCGCGACTTCCCGGTCTTGGATGGTCGGTTCGCCTTGCGACCGACGTTGGTCCCGTTGGCCAGCAAGTCGCTGAGCCGGAAGACACGAGGAGTGGCCTTGTCAGGGCGGAGGTAGAGCAAGACGCAGAACGCGCAAGCGTCCGGGTGTGGGCGCTTGAACACGCGAGGATCACGATCATCGCTGCGGTGCGCCAGCACGATCGCCTTCGCTTCCTCCACAGCGTTGTGCATCTCGGTGTGAGCCGTGCGGAGCCAGTCGCGCTTGAGATCCTTCGTGGCATTTCGGATGTGATGGGCGACTTCCTGCGCGGTGGTGCGTTCCTCGACCCCACGCGTGACCTCTCGTTGGATCTTCGTCAACCGACGCCTACGGAGCTTGTCGTCGTTGTCGACCAGGATCTTGCCGGTGTCCGTATCGAGCTTGTTGCCGAGACCACGCACATGCTGCCCGATGCGATCACGCAGGATCATGATCGCTTCGTGCTCAGCATCTGTGACGACCTGAGGGTCTTCTCGAACCTGACGCCAGAAAGCCTCTGGTACGAGCTTCTGATACTTGGTTGGGTCATCAATGTCGAACACGCGAGCTGCCTCCGCAGGAGACAACCCGTGGACTTGCGCGATTGCCTCACGCTCACCCTCATGGCTCATCTGAGCGAGGGCACTCATCGCTGCCTCACCAGCGAGAGAGCCAAGCGCATGCGCCGCGAACGCGACGTCTTGTGGCAGGAGCTTCTCCTCACGGATCTTCCCAGCAGCGCGCAAGCGGGCGAAGTCATCTGGGTCGATCGCGGTTGGGCCGAACATCTCTGCCAGGAATGCAAGATGCCCGTCTCGGATCGCCTGCTGGATGCGGCGACGTTGGAGCGGTGTGAGGAAGCGCGGGGCCATTCCTACTGCTCCCTGACGACGGCGATGTCTGGACACTTGACTGGCTGGAACTCGCGCAGCTTGAGGTCAGCGGTGCCGAACTTCTTCTGCTTCTCCTCGTCGGACATCTCGTCCCACTGGGTGCTCTCCGCGAGCCAGTCCGGCACGTCGACCTTGAACTGCTTGCAGTAGAAGCGCAGCGCAGGCATGTACCTCGTCAGGTACAGGAGCCTCGCCTGCTTCGTGTTCGGAAGGACGCGATTCTTGAATGGGTCGGAGAACGCGACGAGCTTCTCGTTCAAGTCATCAGCGTCGGTGACCATGACCACTGATGATGGGGTCGCAGCGTGCACGACGGGTTCTCCGTCGTCGTCTTCGACGACATCGAGAATGAAGTAGTCGCTCATTTCCTCTTGGTCCTCTTGGGCTTCTTCTTCACAGCATCAACCTCTTCGCGAGTGTTGAGGGCTGATACGAGACGATCGACCGTCTTGGCAAGGTTCTTCTGGATCAGTGCGACGGTCTCACCCCACTTACCCGACTTCGAGGACAACGCGTCGAGCGCGGTCTGCCCAAGGCTACTCGGAGCAACATCCGCTTGTTCCTCATGTGAGTACGACAGCGTGTGGTGATCCCACCTGCGATACAGCTCCGCAGCCATGTAGACCAACAGCAGCTGTGAAGCTGACAACGACCTGAGCTGGTCCTTGGCTTCAAGCAATGGGTTCTTGGCTGGATCATCCGCGAGAAGGTGCTCGTCGAGCACCATGTTGTCCCTGAGGTGGGGCATGCCTTGCACCTCTGCCATGCGGGAAGTCTTCGCGGCACTGATAAACAGGCACATCGACTTCAACCCGGCGAGGATGTTGGTGACCTGCTTGCTCGGATCGGGATCGCTGAGGATGTCGTTCGCGAGGGCTCGTGTGTCTACCTCATGTCGGCGCGCGTTGGCGAAGAACCTCGCACGCTGCCGATCTGGCGCGTGCGCGAAGTGCTCCGTGAACGACTCGTCGTCCTTGAGCGCTTCGTACTTCGTGAACACGCTGTCGAGCGCAGGCTTGATCTCCTTGTTGAGCATGCGGTCCCACGCCTTCTGCTCCTCCGGCGTCTCGGGATCCTTGCCCATGAATAACGCAGCCTGTGCACCAAAGAAGGCGAACACCGCATCCTCGTATGTCATCTGCTGGCTACCGAAGCGGTACTGAGTCAGATCCTGCTTCAGGTCTTCCCTGGTGAGCCCGGTGCATGCCAAGAACGCTGCGAACAGCGCACCGCTCTCGGTGTCCGTCCCATACCAAGTCCCGAGGAACTTCAGCTGCGGCTTGCTGAACCCACGCTTGTGGCCGTGGTTGAGCAGGTAGTCGGTCAGATCGCGATCTGACCCGCCAGCGAACGGCCTCGGCTTGTAGTGCCAGGCGTTCTCCACCGGAGCTGTCCCGACACCGCCACCATCTGGTGGCTTGTACTGTTCCTGCGGAGGTTCTCCGTAGCGAACATGGCCCTGCTTGTCGCGGTACCACTTCCCACCACGCGCACCAGGAATGTTGACCTGACCGCGTGCCTTGGCGAGGCTGTCGCGCCCACCAAGCGACAACACGAGCGGCTGGTCGCGCGCTCGGCGGGGATCCGCGTGCTGGAGCACGTCGTCGATCTCCTTGCAGATCATCTCCAGACGCTCGTCATACCCAGACACGAGGCGGTCAACGATGTCTTGAGCGACGGGGTGCGCCGGAGGATGAATGCGAAAACGGAGCTGAGCCTTGACGATTACGTCATTGCCCAACTCCGTCCCTTCTCCGAACAGGTCGTCGAGGTCCACGCCTCGCAGCCTACTACACCAGGAGACGGGTGAGGTCGTTGTTCAGGTCCATCGGCTGCGTCGGCTGCTGGCCGATCGCGCCCTCCGCGATGGACTTCGCGATGGCAGCATCCGAACCGGGAGCGCCTGCGTAGTCGATGTACTGAACGAAGTCAGTGCCGCGAACGGTCGACTTGCTCATCTTCTTCTTCGGCGGGGCACCGGAGAGCGCATCACCGCTCGACGCATCGTCCGAGCAGCTGTCGCTGTCATGTGCCTTCGACACCAGCTTCTTCTTGCTCTTGTCGCCCACCATGCGGACCTCGTCGGTCTGCTTGGCACCAGGAACGCCACGGCTCGGAGTGAGGACGCCGCGCCCTTCACCGCCGCGCATCGTGCCACCCGTCGGGTTCTGGCTCACGACCATCTCGCCACCGCTGGCCTTGGCGACGAGGTCCGACTTGGTGATCGGCGAATCGCAGTGAGGACAATCGCAGAGCACCTCATCGTTCGGGATGCCCAGTTCGGACTTGAAGAGGTTGTTGAAGTTCGTCTTGGACATGGAGGTTCCTTTTGACTTTTGTACCACGTTATTTGGCTTCATGAGAGTAGGAGGAGGCATGCTGCCCATCAGGGCGGCACCACCGTCATCGAGAACGCGCGGTGACTTCTTGCTGACAGCGGTCGGACGCGAGCTGGCCTTGGTGACAGCTTTTCTATCCATGAACTTTTTGTAACGAGCATGTGCACGAGCTTGCGTTGATGGATGACGATACTCGATCGCAGGCTCAGGCTTCTTCGGTGGCCTCTGGAGCGGGTTCTTCGACGCGACGTAGCCTCCCGGTGGGACAGCTTTCCTCGCCTGCTGGAGGTCGGCGATGCTCAACCCCTTGCGAGCGGCCACCTGGGCTGGTTTCGGAGGACCGAGGCTCGTCACCGTGGCGGGGCCGATGTCGAGGTTGATGGGCTTGCCACGCTGCGGCGGCTTCGGAGGACCAAGGCTTGTGACCGTAGCGGGGCCGATGTCGAGATTGATCGGCTTGCCCTGCTTCGGTGCATCCCTGACCTCGACGGGGCCGATGTCGAGATTGATGGGCTTGCCGTGCTGCGGTGCAGGCGACCTCTGCGCGGCTTGTGGCGCACGTGCTGCGAGCGGTGTGGGCTTGAAACCACCAGGACCCTTCTCGACACCCTTCTCGACCGGGAAGCCACGATTCGGAGCCTTCAGCGCACCACCACCGGAGACCTTGCCGTAGCCGGTCGCGAGGGCCTTCTTCGCCCCAGAGCCTCGACCATAGGCATCAAGGAGCGACATTTTCTCCCCGACTCCAGAAGCCTCGTGGTGGTAGTGAGCCAACCCATGGTGAGCCATTGCTTGGCCCATATCATCATGGTCCATGTAGGCTTCCGCAGCCTTGACGTGTAGCGACGCAGCTCGCGCATGATGGAGCGGTTTGCCTGTGTCGTTAGCGTGCTTGGTCGCCTCCATCGCGTGAGATCCAATCCGCAGCTTCAGCGGCTCAGCCTTCTTCATTGGCTTGCCGAGAACATTTGGCGTCTTGTCGCGACGAGGGAACTTCTTCGGAGGACCAGAGCCCTGCGGAGCAGGAGGAGCCTCGCCGGCCTTCATGAATGCATAGGCATCGTCGAGCGACACGATCTGGAAGCCCTTCGCGGCCTTCTTAGCAACGAAGTCACGACTCCCCAGATGGGTGATGCCCTGCTTCTTTCGCTCCACCAACTTGCTGATGGACAACTTGCGAAGCGATGTCGGAACCGGCGGGGAGGATCTGGATGGGCTGGCACCTGGAAGGCGCACTTCGCCAGCCTTCCCAAGCGCTGACGACTTTGCAGCCACGACGGGTGGCTTCTTCATCTTGGAATAGTCCATCGCAGGCACCGGCTTCTCTGGCTTCGGCATGGCTCCAGCGGTATCGCCGGTCCGCCGCGCGTAGTCGCCACGGACAGCAGCGAGGCGCGTAGCAAGCGATGGCGCAGCCGTCTGCTGTGCCTCAGCTGCTTGCTTCCCGACGACACGGGGCTTCATCGGCTTCGTGGATTCACCCGCCAATGCGGCATGCACGCCAGCCGCCCCATACTCTGCCATGTCCTTCTTCATCGACCCGCTCTTGCGCGTCTGCATCGGCGAGCGCGTAGCAGAGCGACCTTGCGGCTCCGGAGTTGATGGACGACGAACAGCAGCGCGCTGGGTGATCGACTGCTGCTGTGGTGGAGGAGGTGCGAGGGGGAGTGCCGTGTTTACCTGCCGCCCTTCAATGGGCGTAGCGGTGAGGTTCGGGTTCTTCGAGGCGCGGGGATTCGTGGGCGGTGATAGACGTGGTGACGGGTTCTGGACGACGTCACCACTTCTCTCACCATAGGCTTGGATCCGCGACGTGGGCTTGGGTTCTTCCCTCGAAGTAAACGTCTTACCGGGGTAGCTCGTAACACCTGTCCGAGCGTCTGTCCGAGGCATCCAGGTGTCCATCTCGGCACCAGTCGATGGCCGCGACGTCATCTTCACGGTAGGCCCGTCGCCCTTGTTCACGGTCGCCCATGCGATGCGCTCGGCCTCCTCAGGAGACCTACCACGCGCTCGCTCGCTCGCAGCGATGTGCTTCGCCTGCCGCTTTTGCTTTGCTGAGTGCTTGCCTGGCATAGGTGTCTCCGGTGCAGATCTATCACGGACTGCCGAACGTCTTCTCTTCGTTCTGGACGCTGGTCTGGACGACCGTTCCGTAGATCTGATCCCAGTAGTCGTGACCGAGGCGATGCTTCGCGGCGAAGCGCTTCAGGTGGGAACGCATGTACCGAGAGAAGCCCTTGCGTCCGAGCTTGCTCGCGATCTTGGTGAGCGTGAGCTTGGAGATGCCCAGTTGGTTCGCAAGCTCGGCTGGATCGACGTTCTGCCTGGTCTCCTGCGGCAGCGCCACGACCAATGGAGTCGGCTTCGGGAGCTTCGCCTTGCCCTCTTGCAGGTATGTGTAACGGGTCTTCCCGCCAGCACCCATCTGCTTCTTGCTCGCACCACTGGTTGGCTTCGGCTTCTTGACTGGTTCTTCCTTCGACTTCTTCGGAAGGGCCTTCTCAACCGTACCGTCGTGGTACCCAGTAGCCTTTAGATCAGCCTGGAAGTTTTTGCGGCGCTGATTTGCGAACTTCCGATGCCATTCGCCGTGCTCCTGGTGTTCCTGAGCCTTGGTGTGCTTACCGATAGCAGTGAATGCTCGCGCCGCGATCCGGTGCGCGTCGTATGCGTGTTCGTGACTGTGCTCGTATGGCGGCGAATGAGCATATCTGAAGGAGTGTGCTCGGTCGCTTGCTTGATGCGCGAGGAATGATGCCTGAGCTGCCGCCGCGTGCCCCTTCTTCGGAAGGGCCTTCTTGACCTCACAGGCGTGACATCCACACCCGCCAGGAGCAGAGGTCTTGCTGCAATCCTTCTCGATCGTCTTGAGCTTCTCGTAGTAGCGCGGGTCCTCAGTGAGGTGGTCCATCGCGATCTCGCGCGCGATGGTGCGTGAGGAGGTGTGCTCCATCTCGACCTTGATGCCCGCCGCGAGCTTCTTCGGATCGAAATCCGACGGGGCCTTCTTGTCCGCGAGCCCTCCAGGGATGACGTCACCCTTGCGACGTCCAGCCTTCTCGACTTTCTTCGCACCAGATCCGAGCTGACGCACGACGCGCGCCGCAGGGAGCTGAGGCTTCGTGGGATGGCCTTCTTCGGTGATGTCCGTGCGTGGTTTGCCGAGGAGACCGCGTGCGCGCTGGTAGAGCGATGGCTTCTTGATGCGCTCGCCCTCCGCGTTGTGCGTGTCGTAGCCGTGCTCAGTGACACGCGTCCAGTGTGACGGGCTTGGAGGCTTCCCACCGCGCTTACCGATCGCAGCAAGAAACCGCTCCTTCTTCTCCTTCGGCATGCTGACCGTAGTTGATGTAGAACTGCCGTGGAGCAGAGGCCACTGCTCGATCTTGACCTTCGCCTTCTTCAAACCCTTCGAGATCACGAGCAGCGGCTCGGACAGCTCGCGATCAACCTGCTCCATCTCCTCGTCGGCGCGATGACGGCGCTGCTTGATGGCCATCAACTGCTCCTCCCCGGCGAGACGGTCGAACGTCTTCCACACGCGGTCGTCGTTGACTGGAGCCTCGCGACAGGAGAAGCCTCGCGAGTCGAGCGCGAAGTAGAAGGGCTTCCCGAGCGAGTCGATCACGCCGACGTATGCGTGCTGCGAACGACGAAACGCCGAGCGCGACACTGGCACCGATGAGTATTTCGAGAGGTCTTTGCGAACCTCCTGATACATGCTCGGAGGCATCCGCGCCTGATCGAGCTGGAACTCTGGTTCCTCCACCTTGCCGCGCACCCACAGCGAGAACTCCCTCGGCTTGGTGAAGGACTGCGTCGGGTATGGAGCCTCGCTGATCGATGGACCGACCGGCGTGATGAACAGGTTCCCGCGCTTGATGAACTGGTATGGCGTCGTGCTCATCGATCAGTCCAGATCGATGGTGTCGAACAACACCGCCTTCTTCAAGTCATCGCTCTTGAGCGAGTGGCTGACGACGGAGTCCCAGTCATCGATGTGGAGCTGCGACAAGACCTGAGGGTTCGGACCGCTCGACTCGTCGTCCGACTTGTCGCTCGACTTGTCATCAGACTCGTCGTCTGCATTCGGCTCGGCGAACTGACGCAGCTGGTCTGCACCATGCTCCTCCTCAGCACCCGGAGGTTCCTGGAAGGTGGGTGGAGGGGCTGCTTGACCAGGAGCGCCACCCTGCTGCTGAGCCATCTGCGCCTGCTGCTCGGCCATCTGCGCCATCTGCAACTTCTGCATCTTGTACCCGATGTACGTCGGGTTCAGCACGACGTCGCCATACTCGACCGGAGGCAAGTCGTCCATCGCACGCGCCTCGTTGAGCGTGAGCGTGTTCGTGACCTGCTGTGCGCGCAGCGCCTGCGCCTGCTCCTCAGTCTTTGCGTCGAGGCCGAGGAACGCGATCTCGAAGCGAGGATCGATCTGCCAGATGATGTGGCGGTTGATCGTGTCCTCAACGAAACGAAGCAGCGGCTGGAGTCCGCGATCCTTGGACGCCTTCTGCTGCGCCTCGTTCGTGCTCATGAACACGGGCTGCTGGCCGACGCCACCACGGAGGTCGAAGTTGATCTCTGCTGGGTCGATGCGGAAGATGGCGCTGGTGATCTTCACCAGGTACTCCATCCACATCTGGTAGCCCATCTCGGTGTTGCTGAGCTGGAGTGGTGTCCACGACACCTCTTCGCTGTTCAGCATCGGCGTCTTCCAAGCGTTCTGGACGCCCGCGACCTGCGAGTGCCACGACCGCTTGAACGCCTCGAACTGGACCTGCGGAATGTTGCCCTTGATGTTGAGCAGACCCTTGATGGTCGAGCCCTGCGAGAACATCTTCCGGTTCCACTCTTCAGCCCAGAGGTGCGACGTGATGGTCGACATCAGCGTCTCGATCTCGGGGAACCCATACCCGTACGCCTTGACGAAGGAGCGCGGGTTGCGGACCGCGAAGCACATCTCGTCCAGGGTGAACTCGGCCGTGATCGACGAGTTGATGACCTGGACGTAGCGCACGTCCTTCTTGACCTCAGCGAGGCGCGGAGGGGTGCCCTTCATGTTCTTCGGGGTCGCCGTGCGGATCGTGTCGCTCGGCACCGCCTGGAACGAGAACAAGCTGCCGCCACGCGTACGGACCTTCTCGGCACACGCCTGGTCGTAGGTCAGCGAGTCGCGAACGAACTTGCGGACGAACTGCTCGAAGCTGTCACGCCCGAGGTTGTACTCGCGGCCCGTGTTGAGCATGAACATCGTCAGCTCTTGCATCCGGTCCTTCTCGGAATCGGAGAGGCGTCGCTTCTTGTCGCCGTGGCGCGGGCGGATCTTGAAGCCGATGCTGTACTTGTTCTCCTGCGGGCGTGTGAACGCCGCGACCTGATCGATGCGCGTCAGGAGGATCGCGGAGACGAACGTGTCCCGCTCGGCGACCTGCCGGAGGGTGTCATACGTGAGGTACGTCGGCGCGTTGCGGTAGCCCATGCCAACCGAGTCGAGCATCGCGAACGGATCCGCGAGCCACGCCTTCGGCTGGTTGTCGTCGGTCTTCGCCTTGACGAGCTTGTCCTCGTTGAGCCATGCCTTCTCGCGCAGATCCTCGAACGCATCCGTGATCGCCTTCTGGACATCGGCGGGAAGCGTTGACTGCGGAGGGGCTTCGGTGGTCGTCATGGATCAATGCTCACTAGCAGGGAGGACAGCCATCAGGACGAGCAGCGGGAGCCTTCACCTTCTTGGGTGCGTTCGGATCCTTCTTCTTGCGAGGCTTCGGGACCGGACGGTTCTTGAGGTGGTGCTGGACGACTGCACCGAGTGCTTCCTGATGGGAGGCAAACTTCCCGGTGAAGGTTTCCCCCTTCGTACCCCTTGGTGATCCCTTTGGACGCTTCGTCGTATACGTCACCGTGTGGTGACCGTTCGCATCCGGGGTTCTACTGACGTGATACTTCCCGTGAGAGGTCTTCGCCACATCGTGGGTGGGAGGGGTCTCACTGGGCTCGTGATGCGCCCACCGGAGACTCTTCTCCAGTTCATCAGCGGTGGACTTCGCGATGCTCTTGAGGTTCTCGAAGGCTTTGATGATCGACAAGTTCTTCATGGATCAGTACCCCAGAGTGTCGCGTGCCTGCTTCATTGACGACACATGCTCTGGATCATTGCCACCAGTGACGCCTGGCCCGTCTGGACGGGGATGCAGCGTCACGTGGTTCTCGTGGAGGGTGGCATGCGTATGCTCACCGTCATGGTTGTTCACGAAGGCGTGGATCTGCGCCATCTTCACGGCG